CTTTCCGATTTTCGGTAGCTGGCGTCCCACGCTCTACCCGTAGCATGAACACTCAAAGTTCCAGCACTACCGCGCATGTCGCGCACACCCCAAGACCCGTTATTCCAAACAGCGTTGTTTGATGCTGCAATCGCTTGCTTAATCCATTCGTTCATGCCGGCACGTGGGCCTGCTGATGGGCCGTCGCTGTTGCCTGTGTATGGGCGTGCGTTGGGATTAACTTTGGCTGTCGCCACGTCCGAAGCCTGCGTCTTTAGGGTTAACCCAGCGAAGCAATGGTGGGATGATTGCAGCGATTGCGCCTTTGCCGTAGTCGCGTGGGTCTGTTGTGCCAGTCGAGTAAACGGCAATTAACGCGCCAACGACTGATCGCGCATAACTAGCGAACATTGCTTTGTCTTTATTGGTGATTTTCCACATGGTGATCTATTTTTTGTTCTATTCGGCCAAGGACTTGGTGTACTTTGCCGTGGTCTTTTTTGTTGTCGCTGCCGATTTTGCCAATGAGCGCCACCAATACAAGGAAACAACCACCGATGATAGAAACCACAATTTCAGTTGCCATTTCATTATTCGTTTGCAGGGTTTGGCGCGTTTTGTTCGGCTTCTATTCGAGCAGCTTCTTCTGGTGTTGCTTCGCGTACTTCATCATCAATTTGCACGTAATAAGTCATTGTTGATTTCCTAGCTGTTGGCATAACCGTAAACGCGGATTGTTCCGCCTGTCCATGTTCCTGTGGATGCTGTCAAAGTAAATGCTGTGTAACTAGTTGCATCATTGAGAAAACCTTGATATTTATTTATAAAGTTTGTCGTCAATGCAGAAGTTGCTTCTGATCTAAAAATAGTGCGCTTGGTCAGAAATGGGCTTTCCAGTTCAATGCGCGATGAAATTGTGTTTGTGGTTGCATAGCCTGCGTCAAAATATGTCGCCACATTGGTGGCTGTGCCGTTCACCGTGCTTGAAGTGAAGTTCACAAAATAACCTGCATAGTTGTATCCCGTAGCGGTTGATCCAAGAGTTAAATACAGGTTGTTTGATGTTGATGCAACTCCGCCTGTGACCGTGATCAGATAGTTGTCATAGGTTGCGCTAAAAGCGCCAGTCACCGTGACTGACGATACGGTTGTCCCGATGGTTTGTGCTTTGATGAATTGAAGTCCGCCAGCTGCAGAAAAGTTGGAATTGAGCGATGCAGCGGTCAAGACCTCTCCGGCGGTGTATGTGGTAATCGGCATAGTGCTCCTATCCTAAAACATTGAGCGCATCAAGTACGCCATATGTTGGGTTGTCAAGTATCAATTCATACACGATTGTCGTAGGTGCGGTGGAGTACAGCACCCTGTGGCCTGTGCTGAAATCCAGATAATGCTCGATGCCCTCAACTGACAGCTCTTGTGCTAATTGGGTTGTGCCAGCACCGCTAGGGAATGTTTTTTCTATTTGGATTGTGTCGCCAATTTCAAGTGTGGCCAGCGTGTCGCGTTGCGCGTCGGTCAGCATCAGGAACTTCGTTTCGACGCTTGTGTACCGTGCCTCTGGGTTTGGGTTCAGCAGGTATTCGGCAGCGGTTTGGATTTGGCCAGCCTGATGCAAAAGGCTGTTTGTAATGCTGGCAGTCTGAATAAAATATGTGGCAATTGATGCTGCATTGTCAGCTGTGTATGTGGTGCCGTCAAGCCCTGTTACCACCGATCTGTTGATTACGGAATCGGCCTCAAAACTGATGCCCACGCCGTCATATTTGTACCCTGTGCCGGTATCGGTAAACGATGCAACAGGCGCGCTAAGAGTTGTTCCAATGCGGTCTTGGAATGTGAACACGCCTTCCCTCGACATAAACACGCGACCAAACTCGGCTGTTTCGTTGATCTGGGTAATGTACTGCAATACGTTTGTTCCTGCTGGCACGTTGTATGCGCTGTCATGGCCAAGGTCAACTGTGCCTGTTGCGATGTCGCGCGCTGCGACAGGGAAATCTACTTCTGGTAAATCAAGCACGGTTTCAATGCGTTCGCCTGATGTTTCTGGGGACGGGTTTAACGCGTCTAGATATGTTTGGGCTAGCAGATAGAACTGGTCAGCGCAATAGACCGTCACCGTGTCTAAGCCGCCTAAAGCGAAGTTGTAGTCGTAGTTGACGATGTAACCAGAGAATATGTATTCCCCGACATCGGTTGCGTCGTAGCGCAATAGTTTGACTTCGCGCAATGGGGCAAGCCCTGGCTTGGCTTCTGCGGTGTCCCAATACGGACTGTTTTCATCAAACGGGTTAAAAATCCCTGACACGTCTTGGATAGTGAACGACATAGTGCCTGCGCTGAATTGATCGCCCACGTCACGCCTACCGCGCTTAACGGTAATTCGAGTGGTTGAATCCATGACGCTTGCGAACTCGCTGTCACCGTCTAGCACATAACTGGTGTTGTCTAAAACGCCTTTGTTTACATCGTCAAGTGTAAACGCGTTTTGCAAAAATCCTGTCGCGATCTGCAGGTCGTAATTGCCTGAATCAACTACTGCTGTGCCGGGCATTACGCCACCTGCAACTGCAACGGCCCAGCGCTACGCGAATAGGCGCGCAAAGCGTTAACAACCGACTCACCGATCTCGGCACTAGTAGCAAGGCCACCTGTGACGTTGATGTTTACGTTTGCCATGCGTTCCTGAATGCCGAATTGTGCACCTGGGTTAAGCGTTGAAAGCGGCGCATTAATCGTTTCCAAGTTGGCAATTTTTTGCATTTCCCTGCTAATCGGTGCAGGTCTAGACGTTCCACCACCGCCTCCGCCACCGCCAGCAGGTGCTACAGCAGGTAAAGACGAGATTGTTGGCATTGACGGCATAGCGCCGCTTACAGCCCGCTGGCTTGCTTCGATTTGTTGCAGGTTAGTTGTTGGTGTTGCAACTGGGCTGTCGTTGCCAATTCCAAGCAAGCTATTAAACGGCCTAAGGATGTTGGCCATTAGACCGACCGCAGGGTTGATAGCAATCATGATTTTTTCAATAAAGAACTTTGCTGCGCTGTTAACGCGACCAATTGCGTCCGCCAATTTGTTAAAGCCAACGGCCATTCCAACTACGGCAGCTGCGGCGAGCACCAACGGGTTGGTTTTCATTGCCACGTTTAATGCGACGGTCGCTGCTGCTATTGAGCCGATCGCTAAAGCAATGCGGGTAAACACTTGCGGGTTGTCTTGAGCCCACGCAGCAAACGCGTTCATTTTTGGTAGAACTTCTTCAAGCACCGGCAGAAATGCGGCACCGATTGACTCTTTAGTTTCGGCAATGCTGTTGCGGAATATAGCCATTTTCCCTGCGGCCGTTTCAGCGTTTCTTGATACTGCACCGCCAAATGTTCCACCCAGTACGTCCATAATTTCGTTCAGACTTGCGCCTTCTTTAATCATGGTTGCCATTTCTGGGGTCAAAGATCGCAACGCCTTAAAATTGCCCTGATACGCCTTTGCCAATGCGTCGGCCACAGTAGAACTGTCCATTTGTAGCGCTGTGCTGATATCCATAACCAGGTTCATGTCGCGCATGGCGATGTCAACGTCTTTGGTGCCTCGGACTAGCGCTTCAAGGCTCTTGCGGTAATCGGTGTCTGCAATTCCAGACGCTCGACTCATTGCGCTTATTTGTTCTTCAATTGCTTTAGTTTGTTTAGCGCTTGCGCCTGTGACGTTCTGCAAAGTAAGCGCTAATTTGGCTTGCTCCTGTTGGTCTTCCATTGCTGCTTTAGTGGCATCGCCAATAGCCAACGCCAAACCGCCCAGCGCCGCAGCTGCAGGCACGGCCGCCTTCTTAATCGCAAACTGGGCTTTCTCGCCTACGGTTTCGAGTTGCTGAAATTGGGCAATGGCTTTCTTAATGCCCTTACCGTCAAACTCGGAAACAATGGGTAATACAACAGCCATTAGTCAAGTTCCTTAGAAGTCGCGTCCATGACACGCTTGACCAATTCGGTCATACGCGCGTTCACGTCGTCTTTGTTGCGTTCCCATGATTTCCACATTACTCGCGACGGCTGACCGAACTTGATGTTTAGTTGTCTGCCCAATCTTCCGCTCGATAAGAAGTCAAACAATCCTGCGTCTGGGTTTTCCCAGCGCACCGTGAACGTGGCCAAGTTGACGTTTTGCCCTGCATATTCTTTGACGCGTTTGGTATTAATTTTTGCGATGACGCGCTGGTTTAGTTGTCCCCACGGCAACAACTCGGCACCAGATCGAACCGTCCATTTGCGAGCCATACCGCGCAAAGGTGGGCCAAGGGGGATTGCCTGGTATGCGTCGTCAACGACGCTTTGCGTGATTCGTTTGTAATCTTTGGTGATTTCGCGACGCAAACTTTTGTCAATGCGGTTTAGCGTTTTGAGCGCGTCCTTGATGCCAGCGACCTCAATGTTTGCTTCGACTGCCATGGTCACCTCTTTTTGTTTGCTTCGTTAAGAACTTTAACGACTGTTGCTAAGTCTCGTGAGTCAAACTGTATGTCACTAGGCCACCAACCGACCGCGACCAAAACCTCTGCTAGTTGGCGGCGGTAGGTGCCGCGTCCGTAGGGTTTGTATCAGTCTCGTCCAGTACCGGCATAATGTCGATGTCAGGGTTTTTGCTAATCCATTCGCGCCAGTTGTCACCGACTTGTTCGCCTTTGATCTTTAAGATCGTGTGCATCCAACAGCAGTAATCCGAATAAAGCGGTGACGATGAGAGCTGTTGAATGTTGCGACGTTCAAGCCGCTCCCATTCCGTAACCACAAACAGGTTTGTGTAATAGAACTCTGGTGCGCTGTCGGGGGTGCGCTTTAACTGCAACTTAATTTTCATGTGTCTCCTATGTCGGCTTGGAGCCGTTGATTATGCGGTGGTATCGACGCTGTACACGCCACCCTGAAACTCAATATCCCATTGCGACAACTCGCCCAAAGACGCATTGATAACAGGAATTGATGCAAGGTATGTGTCGGTCAAAATAAAGCCAGGGTTGGTTGCGCCGTCTGCAGCGCTGGTTGGGTTTACTTTGACGGTGCACTTGGTGCCAAGCAATGGTGACAAGACCGCATAAGACTGGCTTGATGCGTATGATGCGAACACCGTTAGGGTCAAACTATTCGAGAACAAGCCCGCCGTCATGGTGCGGGATGTCTGGCCAAAACTTGTATCTTCCAGGGCCTCGGCGGTTACAACCAAGGATGCGCTAACCACATCGTCGGTGATGTCGACAATTGAGCCGATTGCGGCGCCGACCTTGACTGTTGGGTTAGATAGGTAAGTTGATGCTGGCATGATTACTCCTTTAGTTCTTTACTGATAGTAGATGATTTATTTGCGGTCATAGTGGATTACACCGATTGGGCTTCAATCGCGCAATCAAGGTCGTAGCACGGGTACAGCGCGCCACCAATCTCAATGCTTGAAGGACGGCCAGCCATAACGATAATTGACGAGCCAAGCACGGTTGCTGAGATGCTTAAGATCGAGCGGAGCACCGGCAGACCTGCAGGCCCAGAGCCAATGACTTTGATCGGAAACTCAAGGCGCACAATGTTGCCGTTGCCAGCAAACGTCGTGAAACTTGGTGCATCTAGGTACACGCAATTGGGCACAAGTTTGGTTGGGTCGTTGACAACGCGCAAAGAAGTGACTGCGGTTAGCGTCGCGGTGACATCATCAATCGCTTCGTTAAACAAATCGGTGTAAGCCATTAGGCAACCGCTGGACGTGGGATGCCAAGCAGCTGCTTGACGATCGGTGTCAGGCTTTGCTGTGGTGCCGAGCCCATGCCGTCAAACGTTGCGTACGTTGCCTCTATTGACCCTCTGGAGCGCCATAGAGCGGCGCAATACATCAGGGTGCCCAATGTTGCGTCACCGCCTGGTGAGGTCGTTAGAGAGTCGATATAACCGCTCTCCTGACGCCTGCGATAACAGAACTGGTTGCCAGCAGACACCGATTGCGTCAACAACGTGTAATCGTCTGACGGGTTTGTGATCGTGATGCCAAGGTAAGACATGACCTGCGCGGCCGTCACCCAAGTGCAAACAGGGTCATAAGCAACGGTGCCAGACGCGGCGACACGCTCAACATCGCTTGCAGTCTTGGCGTAAAGCACCTGATCGGCAATTGGCACCTGATAGTCGTAAAGCAGATCGCCTTCGGTATCAATGCCAATAAACAAATACTGTGGCAATGCGCGCACGGTGTAAGTGCCGTTGAATGTTGCGTCAACTCCCGCGACCGTGATTGAACTGCCGACTGCAATCTCGCTGGGGGTCAAGAGTTGCAGTACGGCGAAGTTGTCAATCAGGTACTTGTTAGTAACTGTGTAAGTAGCCATGGCGGTTAAGCCGCCTTTCTACTAAGCCTGGGTGATCTTGCGAATCATGCCACCGATTGCAGCAAAGGTGCTGACATATCCATGGAATGACATTGTGCGACCAAGGGTTGCAGGTACTTCAACGCTCATCAAGCCACGGATTGATTCGTAGAACTCGAATGCGTCGCCTGAACCTTGACCAACACGGGTGATGATCATGGTCTTGGCAGCAAAGTTGCTGTCAACTACCAACTGCAGACCGAGTGGGTTTCCGTTCCACGATGCAGCGGTTGCGTTG